ACAGCATTTTGGGCTCGATGCCGCCGGTCCAGGCCCGGACGAAAACGGATCGGCTAAACGCGAAGATCGAGCGGCTTATCAAGTCGCAAATGTACGACGCCCCGGTCGATATTTCCGGGCGATTCAACTGGCCGATGATGCGGAGTCTCGCGTATTACAGTTACCGCCGAGACGGTGACCACGCCCTGCTTTTTGTCGGCGAGGAGATTCAGCACATCGAAGGCGACCAGATAGGGACACCCTTCGGACGCACCGAGGCCAGGCACTTCGACGTCGTCAACGGAATCGCTTTTAGCAAGCTGACCAAAAGGCTGATCGGTTATTATATCGGCGCACCCGATGAAAACGGATTTTACATCAAGCCCGACAGTTACCAAAAATACACCCCGGACCGTGTCTGTCATGTTTTCCACCCGCGAAGGTCCAGCCAGTCGCGCGGCGAGCCGGCCCTGAGCCCGTCGATCAAGTATATCGACCAGCTAAGCGGCTACATCGACGCCGAGCTGGTCGCCGCACGCGTCAACGCATGTTTCTCGATGTTCATTGGAAAGAGTGACGTTTACGATTCAATGCCAGGCGCTTATACCGGCGGCTCGAGTTCGAGCGGCTACGACAAAGACGGCGGCAGGCTCGAAAAAATGGAACCCGGCCTTATTATGTACGGCGAGCCAGGTGACAAGGCCGAAGGTATCGGCCAGAACCGACCGGGGACAACATTCGATCCGTTCGTCGAGCGTCTGCTTAGCTTCATAGGCCGGCCCCTGTGCATACCGCTTATGCTGGTGACGCTCGATTTTAGCGGCGCGACGTTTATGAACGCCCGAATCGCTTATCAAAAAGCGCAGGAAGCATGGGAGCGAGAGCAGAGCCTTGTCGTCCGGCCACTGGAAAGCCGCATCTATCGCTGGAAGATACAGCGGCTTATCGAAAATAAGGAGCTGGTTTACCGCGACGATATTTTCGATCACGAGGTATTATGTCGGAGGTGGCCGTATGTTGACCCGTACAAGGAAGCTATGGCCGACAAGCTGAATCTCGAAAACCACACCAACAACCGGACCCAAATGTGTGCCCGGCTCGGCTCCGAATGGGGTGACATCGAAGCCCAGCGCCAAAAAGAAGATGAAGCGATTGTCCCCGCTCCCGAGCCGGACGATAACTCGAAAGGAAACGAAGATGCCAAGCCAGATGACAAATCAGACAGCAAGTGACACCATCACCGTCGAAAAAGAGGCCTGCGTTTTTACGCAGCGAAGTGCCGTTGAGTTCACAGAGTTCGCCGACGGCGATAAAAAGAAAAACTCCGTCACCCTGAATCTGTACGATGGTTCGATCAATAATCATTGGTATTGGGGGAATTTTGCGTTCGAGCTATCCAGCATGAAGGCCGCAAAAACAAAGCTGCCGATACTCTACCGCCACGATACCGATCAGCGCATCGGCTTTGCCAATAGTTTCAGCATCGAAGAAAAACTCACAATCACCGGCGTTATGCTCGACAACGAATTATCCCGCTCGATCAAGGCCGACGCCGACGCCGGATTCCCGTTCGAGACGTCTCTGCGATTCGACCCGGAGCGTTCAATTATTGAGAATATCCCCGAAGGCTCAAGTCAAAAAGTAAACGGAAAGACTCTCAAGGGTCCTGGAACAATAATCAAAAACGCCCTGGTAATGGAAGGCTCCGTCACTGTGTTCGGCGCCTTGAAAAATACCCGAGCACAATTCGTAAAATCTAAGGAGACACAAAAAATGTCAGAAGAAAACGAAAACAAACTAAAAGAAGAGAAGGTCAAAATCGACGCCGCGTTTGAAAAAGGCAACAAGGCCGCCGGTGAAAGGTTCGAGGCGATTGCAGGATTGCCGGGCGCCGACGCCGAGTTCGCCGTCGCCCAGTTCAAGGCCGGAGCGAGCGTCGAGGACGCAAAAACCGCGCTGCTTGAAAAGCAAAGCGCCGCCCTGGCCGCAAAGCAGCAGGCAAGTGACACCGCAACGCAACAAACCCAAACGCTCGACCCGGCGGTCCAGGAGTTTAGCGACGAACAAAAGTCGGCGGCGGGCCTCCTGACCAAAGACGGCAAGGCCCCGGTGACAGACGAGGAGCGCTTCGAGGCCGAGTGGCGGGCCGATCCCAAGCTCCAGGATGAATTTGGCAACGATAAAGACGGCCTGGCCGGATATATCGCGTTCAAAAAGAACGACGCCAAAGGCCTCATCAAGATTAAGAAGGGCTAATGGCAGTTAAACAAAAACAAAAACAAAAACATTATTTTATTGGAGCTAAACAATGACAAAGAACAGCAAAGACGGCAAAAGCGCGACAGAGCCAGTGACACCAGCCGTGGGCGTTATCGAATTGACCGAGGCCGAGCTCGAGCAAAGACTGCTCGACGCCAAGGTCGAAGCCGCCGCGGAAATAGCCGGCCTGGACCCGGCGGTTTTTGCAGAGAAATTCCCGACGATTGCCAACGCGATCGCCAGCCGGGCCATTGCCGGCGTCAAAACCGGGGACATGGCACCGACACTGCCCAAGCTCAAAAGAGTAAAAGGCGTTCACGTCCTCGAAATCGCCGCCGGTGACCCGTTCATAGACGGCGTGGTCAGGACCTACCTGAAAGCGAGCAACGACAAGCCGCGAATCGTCAATGTCACTGCCAGGCCGCTTGAGTTATCGAGCGACGACAAGGCCGTCGGCGAGACGCTGAAAAGCTACCGGCTCAGGGCCGACGCCGCCGGTGACAAGGCTCGCGTCGAGATCATCGACCGCATGATGGCCCAGTGCAAATAATAACGCAGGGGCGATAAACCCTACGAGAACTGAGAAACCGAAAAATGTTAAGAATTAAAAAAGGAGTACAAAAATGACAACAAAAGCAGTGGACGCCAAGCTCCCGCATACCTTGGGTGACTATGGTTCGATTGGCATTATCGCCTCGGACATCGTCTTTGAGGGATCGCTCGTGGGCGAGAACGGTTCCGGCTACGGTCGGCCCCTGGTTGACGGTGACCGGTTCCTCGGAATCGCGACCGAGCAGTGTGACAATTCTCTGGTCGCCACAGACGGCGCCAAGAACATTCGCTATCTGACCAAGGGCCGCTTCGAGATCGCCCTGGCCGGACTTGTCACCGACGTAGGCAACGCGGTCTATGCCAGTGACGATAACGCCTTTTCTTTCGACCCGGCGAACACCTACATCGGCAAAATAACGCGATACGTTACGGCGGCGATCCTGGAAATCGAGATCGACCCGGGCGGTCAGGACGAATGGGGCAATCGCAGCCGCGTGACAAAGACAGACGATTACACTACCCTTGTGACCGACAGCGGTATGGTAGTCGCCCTGGGCACCGACGCAAAAACGATCACCCTGATCGCCACACAGGCCGGCATCGAGGTTACTATTGTAAACATCGCCGCCGACGGCGTGTCGGAGATTCACGTTGACCCCAACGCGAGTGACTTATTCATCGGCGGCTCGGGCCAGGCGGCAGGCGCCGACGGTAAAAAGCTGTCAAACACAAAAGCAACCGCCCGACGCGGCGACTTTTTGCGGTTGATGGCCGACGGTACAAACGGCTGGCATATAATCGGCAAACGCGGTACCTGGCTACAGGAGACTTAAACCCTTCGGCCAGGATTAAAAAGTGAATAATGAGCTTAGCCGTCACCAGGCCAGGTGACGCGAGAGTTAGACAAAATATAGCGGCTGTTTGGGAGCCCAATACCTTCCATTCAGCCGCTTTTTTTGTCGCTGCCTTCGACTCGACTGAGCTCGTCGAAGTCGGGCAGATAAGAATTCGAACAAACTAAACAAGACAAAAATACTAATAATTTAGGAGTCAAAAAATGGGAGCACAGGGATTAAGCTCAAGAGGAATCATCGGCAGATTTTACGCCGCCCTCGAACAGTACATCGCCGCCGACTGGATAGGCGCCGCGTCGATGTATTTCGACAGCAACCAGGAATCCGAGACGTACAAGTGGCTCGGCCAGTCACCGGTAATGCGTGAATGGCTCGGCGGTCGAAAAGCAGTCGGCCTGCGCGAGAACGGCATCACGGTCGTCAACAAAAAGTACGAGGCCACGATGGAAATCCCGGTTGACTGGATGCGGCGCGACAAGACCG